TGTAACATCTTATAAATGAATGTCAAAGTGACTGCAAATTTCAAAAGAGTTTCGCTATTGTACATGGACGTTGACCATGCCTGCTGGAGTTTCCACTCGCGCACAAACACTGCTGTGCTTAAGGAGGTGCGTTTATGTTGATCGCTCAAATAGTCAGTTTCCTACAGGTCAGTGATGACGTACGAAGACGAGTGACCTTGCTTCTAGAGCGCATTGTAACAGGTGCAGACGAGGACTTCACAACGCCTTACACAAAGGAAAGGGGTCCGGATCTGATATTAGAAGGCTGGGATGCAATCTATAACTCCAATGCCTCGAAAGTAAATGCAGTTCTTAATGATCTTGAAGTGACAGCAAATCGCCCCAAATTTGGAACCATGAGTAAATGCAAACCATGGATGGAGCGAGAGGAATCCCTAGCTGAGTCTTATAAACCAGCGAAAAGCAAGAGAGGATTTGCGCCCTACTCTTTAAGTCGACCTCTGGGATTAAGACCTTTGAGTGCAAACAAAGCGGTTGGTTACCTCAAAAATGATAGTAACAGTGGTCTTCCTCTAATGACAAAGAAGAAGAATGTTAAAGATCTGCTGATGGGATACACCCTCGATGATCTCTGTAATATTGTTGAGTCCTTTCTTAATCAAAAAGGGCTTTTAGATTTAACCTGTCTTCTGTTTACTAGAACACAGGAGTTGGGCAAGACTAGGAATGTGTGGGGGTTTTCGTTTTATGCCACCTTACTAGAAATGTGCTTCTACCGTCCCATTCTAGACATACAAGCTAAACAGACCTGGCGCAGCGCACTCGGCAAGCCTGAAGCTGTATCGGCTGCCATAACTAAATTAATAGATTTTGCTATCTTGAAGGGATTGACCATCATTTCAATAGACTTCAAGGGATTCGACAACTCTTGCAAGGTTCATTTAATTGAGCCCGCCTTTGCGACTATCATGGGAAGCTTTCAGCTTCAGTTCCATAGGCAAATCGATATCATCAAGCGCTTTTTCATTAGTTGTCCGATCGTAACTCCTAGTGGTATTTGGACGGGCGAACACGGCGTACCAAGTGGATCGACCTTCACCAATGAGGTTGATTCAGTGATCCAATACGGAGTAGCCAGAGAATCAGACGCCATAGTTGCGATAGAACTAGCTCAAGTGCAGGGAGACGACGGAGTGTATCTTTCAGACAATCCATCTGCGGCAAAGTCTCACTTTGCGGAATATAATCTTGTAGTTAGCGATGATAAAAGCTATGAAGCGGTGAACTGGTGTATATTCTTACAGTCGTTATTCCATGATGACTATAGGGACGAACAAGGCATTATCAATGGTATATACCCTACATATAGAGCTCTTAATAGGATAATACATATGGAACAATTTGAAGACTTCTCGGACTACAACATCAACGGTTCTGATTATTTTAGCATAAGAACCATCTCTATTTTGGAGAACTGTAAACACCATCCGTTGTTCGAGGAGTTTGTGACTTACGTCTGGTCACTAGACAAGTATAAACTTGAATTTAGCGCCCAAGGTTTGGCAAACTATGTTAGGAAGTTGGCCATTCAAGAAGGGAAAGACATTACATTCAGGAATTGGGCATATGGAAGTGATATCTCTGGAATGCGTGCATTCAAGAGTGTTCAGATTCTCAACAGATTGAATAGTAGCGTATAACAATT